GATTTATTACCATTTGTATTAATATCATTTATAAGGGTTACGCTATCTGTTGCCGCCGTTAATACTTCTGCTACTGTTTTAGACATATTATTCTCCGTTTAATTTACTTTCTAATACTTCGACCTTTGCCGAAAGTTCTTGTACTGCTTTGACCATTAAAGGCATTAAAGATGCTTCACCGATACGTTGTCTTCCATCTGCTTCATCTTCTGTCCACATATCAAAGCCATCTTTTAGGTCGTATCTGTCGATAACTGCTTTAACTTCTTGTGCTATGAAACCATGATTATATTTACCATTCATAACTCTTTCTTCTGAATCAGCTTCATGTGCATTTAATTCAGAAGGTACGTCTTTAGCTTTTTTCCACCTAAAAGTTACTGGTCTTAATTCATTAATAAATGACAATCCAACTTCTTCGTCTTGTATATCTTCTTTAAGTCTAATGTCAGAAGGTGCAGTAATTGTAGTTGCTCCAAAAGCAATATTAGAATCTACATTTTGCCTTCCAAAAGTAAAGTTATCTGTGCCTACTCCTGTTACGTCATATCCCATTATTATTGCGGAATTTGTAGTTGTTGCGGGAGCATCGCAGTACGCACCTATACAAATATTTTTATCTCCATTAAGGGCGATACTATGATTTCCTGCGGATTGTCCAATGCCAATATTATTATTACCACCAGTAACAGAACCTAATGCTGATGAACCAATTCCTGTATTTTCGGCACCTGTTGTAACTTTATCTAAAGCATTGTAACCAAAAGCATTATTATAACCTCCTGTTGTTATAGCGTTTCCTGCTTCATGTCCAACGCATGTATTTAACGTACCTGTAGTACACTGTCCTAAACTGTCATAACCCATAGCTATATTAGCGTTTGCAGTAGTATTATTTGTAAGAGCATAATTACCTATAGCTACGTTATAAAGTCCTGTAGTATTTCCATCTAAGGCTACATAACCCATACCAATATTGTGATTACCAGTTGTTATAGCACTCATAACTCCTGTACCAATACCTGTATTAAAACTAGCAGAAGTTAAAGAGCCTAAAGCATTTATACCTATACCTACGTTATAACTACCTGTTGTACAGGCATCTAAAGCAGATACACCAACTGCTGTGTTTTCTTGACCTGTGGTGTTTGCTGTCAAAGTATTTGTTCCTACTGCAACATTATTGTCACCAGTAGTGTTAGAAGCCATCGCAGCTAAACCAATAGCTGTATTGTTACCTCCTGTGGTATTTAAGTTAAGTGCCGCATAACCCACAGCCACATTTTGATTAGCTGTAGTATTTGTTTGTAAAGCATAATTACCAACTGCGGTGTTATAACCTCCAGTGGTGTTATCATTCATAGCATTAAATCCTAATGCGGTGTTATGTTGTCCTGTGGTATTAGCGGCTAAAGTACCAACACCAAATGCGTTATTTACAACCCCTGTGGTGTTTGCGGCTAAAGCATTTGTCCCTATAGCTGTGTTTGAATAACCTGTGGTATTTGCATATAAAGCAGAATAACCTACTCCTGTATTGTTAGATGCTGTCGTATTTGTTTGTAACGCACTTTTCCCAAGTGCAACATTATTAGCCCCTGTACTGTTTGCATATAAAGAAGCTCTACCCACAGCCACGTTATCAGTTCCAGTAGTAGTGTTTTCTAAACATGAAGCTCCAACTGCTGTGTTTCCATCTGCTGTTGTAGCGGAAGTTAAAGCCACATATCCTATTGCAGTATTGTAACTGCCTGTAGTATTTGCATCTAAACCATAATTACCAACAGCCACATTGTAGTTACCTGTGGTGTTTGCTGTTAAGGCGTTATAGCCGACAGCAACCATTTGTACCCCTGTGGTATTTGCTCCGAGTGAGCCATAACCAAAAGCGTTATTGTAGTAGCCTGTAGTGTTAGCATCTAAGCTATTTGAACCCATAGATGTATTAGCGGCACCAGTTGTATTTGCAAATAGTGAACTATAGCCAACAGCAGTATTATCACTGGCAGTTGTATTACCATTTAGACTGGAAGTACCCACTGCAACATTACGCGCACCTGTTGTATTCGCATAAAGGGCCGCTCTACCTAATATAGAATTTGCATCGCCTGTGTTAGTGCTAACTCCTGCATATTCTCCAACACCGACGTTATAAGAACCTGTAGTAACGCCAGAAAGTGTTCCATAGCCTATTCCTGTGTTACCTTCTCCTGTTGTGTTGGCATCTAGAGACAAAGCACCAACGGCTGTATTGTGGTCGCCTGTTGTAATTGCTGTAGCGGCATTATGACCGATTGCAGTATTATAAGTACCACCACTAGCAACACTATCAAGGGCAGTATCGCCCAAAGCTACGTTGCCTGTTCCAGTTGGATAATTGCCATCTAGTTTAATCGTTCCACCGTCTAAGGAAACATTACCATTGACTGTTAAAGCTGTGGCCGCACTAGAAGATCCTATACTAACACCATCAATAGTGCCGCCGTTGACATCAACTGTATTACTAGCCGTTACTGAAAAGGGCATAGTAATCCAGGCGTTATTTGCACTGTTACGTAATTTTAATAAATTATTTGTTGTATCAATCCACCATAAATAAGCATAAGTGGTACTAGGTGCGGAAGATCCGCTATTGTTGGAAGATATGGCCAGTGCCATATTGTTGATGTCTGCTCTGACTGTAGCACCAGAGGCATTAGCTATAACGTAATCATGTTGTGCCATCTAAAACCCACCTTTACAAGTTATAAATTCTGTAGAAACGACCGTAAGTTGCATATTCATATTGTCAATATCCTCTAGCTAAGTAGTAAGCAGTTCTGGAGATACCAGTGCCGCTTGCGTTGTAAAATCTTAATGTAAATCCTGTAGCAGAACTGCTTGTAATTTCATAGTAATCACCTGTAGCCATGTCATTAGCAGTTATGGCAATTTGTGGCGTTGCCAGGAATGGTGTTGCGTAAGTAAAAGCGGTACCGCTTGCATTTGTTGTTCCTGTTTCCGATTCAAATCTAAAATAAACCTCTGCTTTTGCTACTAATTGTGAAATGTTTATCTGATGTGTTGTATCACCAGTAGTACATTCAACTTTAAATTTATGACCTCTGCCGTAATAATTACCAATGGTAAATTCTTGGTAGGCTGACCAGGTTGCGGATCCGCTTGCAGGATCATCATTAGTAGATGCAATAAACAATGTAGCGTTAACATCATCAAATGTATTTGCATCTATAGAATCCCATGTATCTATATTTCCTGCTCTGTTATCCCATATATCTGACGTGGCAACCGTAGCAAATGTCACGCTTCCTGTTAATGTGGCTGACATAACGCGCGTAAGATCTATTTTGTCTGCAAACTCGTAAGATCCTGACGTATCAACACCACCAATGGAGTCAAACAAGCCCCAGGTATCAATATTTTCTGTTTTACTGTCTATTAATGTATCAGCTTCAAATTTGAGAACACCACTATCTGCATCTACAACCATGTTTGTTTTAGTTCCTGCAAATGTTGTATCAGTTATAGTTTGCTGTGTACGTTTATCCAGGACAGATGCACTAACTGTATTAACGATTGATTTTGCACTAACAGATTTATTGCCTGTAGAGTCAACAGCTTTAATCAAATAAGTTCCAACCAATAAGGGCATAGATACAGAGTTAGAAGATCCTGGAACGTCAGATCCTATTTTTAATGACTGCCCCCAGGTTGCGCCGCTTGTAGCTACGCTGTGTCTTATTTCAAATGTGCCGCCAACTTTTACATCTAGATCTGTGGTGGGAGTCCAGGACAAATTAGCTTGTGTACTTTCTGCTCTTAAATAAAAGTTTGTTACGTTGGCAGGTGCGGCACTTAGTCCTGTAATTTCTGCTGTAGTGGTTGCATAAGCTGATTTTATGCCTGCATCGTTGACCGCACGTACTCTAAAATCATAATTACCTGGTGCTATATCAAAGAATTCAAAGAAAGTACCAGTTGCGGATCCTAAACGCTCAAAGTTTGTAGCTTCTGATGTAAGTTTATATTCAACCTCATAACTTTCTATGTATATGCCCAACGCTTCCCACTCACTATTAGATTGCGTCACCCAGGACAATACTGCTTTTGCCTTAACACCTGAACCTGCTGTGGTAGATATTAATGATTCAACTACACCTGCAATACCAGGAGGGTTTACGGCAGGTAGTATTGAAGTTCCTTTAGCGTTTAACAAAACAGTTGTGTAGTTGGACATAAAACCTGCTGTATTAACTGTCCTTACAGCAAATTGATAAACATTAGGATCTAAATTATCTATTGTGAATTGCGTACCTGTTACCGTGCCTGCTTGTATGTAGGTTTTACCAGATGCGCCCTCAATATAAGCAACTTCATAATGTTTTATATAAGGTGTAGAAGGTGGCGACCAGGATAAACTAATTCTATTTGTAACTTTTGGATCATTAAATAATAAACTTTCACTAGCGGTTAGATTAGTAGGTTTATTAACCACATCTAGAGACGGCAGGGCAGTGTTAGGAGCAGTATCAAATGTTTTTGCCGTACCTACTGTGTAAACGTCTGCATCATATTCTCTAGCTACAATAGATACTTCGTCATTTGCTTCTATGCCTACTTGTATAACTCTGAAAAGTTTGCCTGCGCCACTGTTCAAACTGGACCAACCAGGAGCATCTAATTTTATGTATATGACATCGCCTACCTCTGCCAACAATCCTTCTTGTGTTGTATTGAATTCAATAACTATGTTTTGCCTACTTTGTTTTAAAACTTGTTCTGCAATCATTTGAGCCTGGTAATAATCTGCTGTGTAGGGCAGTTCTATTTTTCTTTCTAGAAGCAAATCATTATCTTGTGTTTTATAAGTGCTACTTTCTGAATATACAAAATCTGCTTGCCATTCATTGTCAGGGTTAAAAAAGTTTGCTTGCACTCTGTTAGCTAGACTAGCTTTGCCTGGCAAAGTGATATTGAAATTTGGCATTATGTTTGATTCATCAAATGTCAAAGATGCGCTTTCTGGTTTATCAATAACTAACTTATAAAAACCTCCGCTAAAAACTAACATACCTCTACAAGATGTCAGCATCTTATTAAGTATGTCCATGCTAGATTCGCCAACCGTAACAACGCCATTCATAGTAAATCTTTTTTGTGTAATCGTGGTGCCGTCATCTTTAGTTATAGTTATTTTTTCATCACAATAATTTGCGGCCGCTTCAAATGATGTATTGCTAATTTGACTTGATGGAATACCTTTGCCATAAGTTGTATTTATTAAGTAGTCTCTAATACATAAGGCAGGGTTATTACTGTAACGCTCAATAGAAAAAGCAGTTCCAGAATAGGTATTTCTAGTGTCTTCAACAACTTTACCTAAAACATCAGCGTTAATTGTTGGTACACCAGATCCCCAAACATCGGTATCAGCTTCCAATCTCAAATATAAATATGCTACACCGCGTAACCTATAATCTGCTGTCCATTCAAATGGCCTACCATCAGAACTAGCAGTGGCCATCAATTCTTGATCTGCGGCTTGATCTGCTTCCCCTCTATGTACGCTTACATAGGCTTTACCCTCAAATCTAGGATCCATCTGTGGCCAGATCTCAACATTATTTGCGTAAACTTTTTTTATTGCACCTACAGGGCCTTCACATAATGCAATAACCATATTTAAAAATTCGTTAGGCATTTGCCCATTAGGGTAATCGTCATTTGGATCTATATAACCAGGTGAAGTTGACACAAATACTTGTACACCACCAATACGCCTTGCGCCGTAAACAACTGGCAAAGGAGCAGAACTAGATCTGCTGTTACTAAGTACGGTTGCGCCTTGTTGTGCTAAACCGATTTCTGGGATCTTAAATAAGCTATTTACATAACTGCCTGCTGAGTAAAAGAAAGCGGCGGCGGCGACATAGCCTATGACTTGTTGGCCTACAATGCTTGCACCTGCGGCCCAGGCTAGTCCTGCAAAAAACCTTACTACACCTGCTACAAAATTGACTGCCGCGCCCATTAGCTAACCCTCAATGCCCAATTATAAAAATTGAAATCCAATATCTTTATTACAGAAGTTTTACCTTCTTCTGGAACTGATAAAACACTTGTACCCATGCAAATATGGCCCATCTCAAATGCTTCATCATGTACTATCAAAATATCACCAGTCCTGGCTAACTTAGGCGGTAGCCTGGTTGCGTTAAGTTCTTGAACTATGCCATCAGTAAAAGTGTATTTTTGTTTTTTATTAAATTTAACTGCACCTAATTTAGTTTTGTATTTGCCATATATCATTTTTAAAACATCTTTTCCCCAAACTTCATCTAAATATTTTAGAACTAAGGTGTTGCAGTCATTAGTACCCCAGGCAAATGGTGTATGCAGTTCTTTTTGTGCAAATTCCACTGTTTCTAAATCCTTCATTCTGCTACTGCTAATTTTATGTTTTCTTGCGGTTTAGCCGCACTGATGCTCATTGTTGTATTTTTTTTGCCACCTCTTGCCGCGCTACTAGCCTTCACTGGTAGCTTTACATAAGTGTAGGCACCTCCACCAACAGCAGTTGAAGTAGCGGTAGTGGCTACGATTACAGTAAAACTGTTTGCATTAGGCACACTTGCGACCGTATGTGTTTTGTTTAGATCTGACGCAGGTATACCGCCAACATCTGTGCAACCTATAATTGTTACAGTATCGCCTGCGGCCAATCCATGTGCAGTGTGGTGAAAGGTGACAGTCGTGCTTCCTGATGTGGTTGCTACAAATGGGCTATTGGGTGACAAACCATCTATAGTAACTCCGTCACCTCCACCGTTATTTACTGTACTGGTTACTGTATCTGTAACTGTAATATTTACAGCGTCATTACTTTTTATAGACGCTACTGTTTTTGTGCCGTTTATGCTTGTATCTGCAACACCGCCAACTGCGGCCGCGCCTGCAATTACTATCGTATCTCCTACATCTAAACCATGCTCTGAGATATTGACTGTGATTGTATTTGGTACTGTAGTGTCAGTTGATATTGGTGGTGCTGTAGTTTTTTCTTCTTTGACGATAGCTATTTTTGCTGTTTTTGCTCCAGAACCATTACTTACCTCTTTAACTTCATAAGGTCTATTAGTTAGATCTTGTTCTGTGATGCCGCCAATATCTCCTGTGTTTTCAAACTCTACAAATTGTCCTACTTTGATAGTTTCTGTTGGATCTAAGATTTCAACATAATGTTCTTGATTGGTAGTAGTTTCTGTTTTTAGGCCTGTCGTAACTGGTGGTTTACCATAAATTGTTAAAGATCTTCCTCCAGTAAAATTTTCAACAACGCTAACAGTTTCATCTATATCAAAATAAAAAGCGTTTTGATCTGAAACAGTTATAGTTTTTTCACCGTTGATAGAAGTGCTAGGAACTTCTGTGGTACTTTCAGCACCACCTATGTCAACCGTATCACCTGTACTAAATCCATGCTCTGCGACATTTATATAAATCCTATCTCCTAGATCTGGATCTATCAAAATAGGGTTGCCCCAGGGGTTAGTTACAACTTGTGACTCAGATCCAATACCGCCTGTATTTACATAAGATGCGCCAGTAAGTTCACCAGTCAAAGATCCTGCACCTTCTACTCTTGTACCGCCGTTAAATTCCTGGCCCCATACTATGTCTTTTATGATCTGCGATGCGTAGATAAAACCTCTATCACCTGGGTAATAAAGTTGTTGGTTTTCGTGATTTGTGTATCGTCCTGGAGTCTTTTCAAAATCTACAAATTGATTTGAAACTGTAACAGCCACAGTAGCTAAACCAGAATCAGTGTCCTCAGTGATAACTGGATTGTCCATTCTGCCATCAAAAATAACCACAGGATCCGCAACCAGGGCATTTGATGTATTTATAAAAGCCTTTCTTATAACAACGCGTCTATCTATGTAATGTTCAGTTAAAAACAAGTTTGTGTATTGTTGGTCTACACCAGATAAACCTAGTGTAATTTTAGAAGCTGATATGGCCGCAGATTCTTCTATGGTGTCAAAATTCAAAAAGAAACCTAATGCTGTATATGTGTTACTGCTGTAGGTTATGTCTCTAAAATTATCAGTTACGTAATATGTAGCACTGTCCAGGTAAACTTCTATCAGATGCAGAGGATGGGATTGATCTTTTACAATCTCAGTGCGAAAGGCTGATGTACTTCCTCTGTTAGCCATTAAACTACCTCAACAAGTTCTATTTCATATTGGTAATATCCTGTTGCGTCAGTCTTGTATTCTCTGTTGTCACTTGAAAAAGCAACCTGAAAAGGAACAGACGCAATCGTTAATGTTTCATTATCTGCAACAGCACTATCTAATTTAGGCGCAAAATTTAAAGTTGCCGCACCAGATCCGTCACTGCTCATGTCTGACGTGACCATATAAACTTTTGTATGGCCTGAAAATTTAAAGAAATCACCAGATCTTAAAATGTTTGACGTGCTTGCAGTTAAGCCGTCTAAGGTTGCAGAAGAAACGCCTGCTGACAATGCACCATTTACAACTGGTGTTTCACTAGATGCGCCCCTGGTTGTTCCTATCGTTGTAGGCACCCAGGTGAAAGTTTCAAACTGGCCGCGTTGTGCGACACTAAACGCAAAAATAGGATCTAAATCAGATCTAGCTAGGGGAGGGAAGATGCACTTGAATAACCATCTTTGTCCACCTCTAGATCTAACCTGTCTACGTAAGTTGTTTGCAACACTAATCAGCGTAGGTTCAACGCTTTGTACTTCTATGCTGACTGGTTTTGGAGTGCTTGGGAATGTTCCGCTCATCCTAATGGTCCTCGTTTACCGCGCTTTCTAAATGATTGTTCTACTATTCCTACAATAGTTGGTGCTTGTTCTGCTATAGCGGCTGTTGCACCTTTTGAATCAAAGGCTTTAATCTCGTATGTAATATTTATGTTAGTTTCGCCACCGCCTGCCATCGCTAATTGGTTATTAGGAACAATGCCGCCGCTTTGTCCTGGTACAAATATTTCTGGTCCTTTTTCACCGACAAGATATGGCCTGCCTGCGGTAACTGGTCCGCCTTTTGCTCTTGGCTCAATACCAAAAAACCCGGTAACTGCTCCGACCGCTTTTTGTACTATAAAAATTCTTATAAGTTCTGAAATGATTGCTTTTGCAATCTGGTCCATTGTGTCTTTTAAACCTTCTGCGCCATTACGTATATTCATAAACGCATCAGTCAAACCTTGTTCAAGCGTCTTGCCTACGTCTTCACCTAACTTTTTAATATCTTCAAACTTAGTAGCTCCATCGTCAAAGATAGTAAAAAACCCTTCTCCAAACTTTTCTAAGGCAGGAAAGCTCTCACCCAAACCGTCAACAGCATCTTCTGTATTTTTGATCTGTGCTGTTGAATTAATTGCGGCCATTGCTAGTGTTGTTAACTTATTAGCGAACTCGTCAGCCTTTTTGCCTGCCGCACCAGTAGCAGTCATTAACTGACCTTGCACCTCTGCAAACCTTTCAGCTTCTATTGTTACTAATGGAATCGCGTTTAATGCGTCTAACATTGTTAATTGAAAATTAACAAAGGCGTTATTGATGCCTACAAAAGTTTCTTCCAGGATGTCGCCAAACTCGCCAACCACACGTATAGCATCAGCCAGGGCGTTGACCATAGTGGTCGCAATAGTTTTACCTAAGCCGTCAAAAGTTCCGTCTGCATCTCTGCCTTGTTTAAGTGTGTTCGTAAGTTTCAGAGAAAGTTGATCTAAGGCAGGTAAAAAAGCACCTATAATTCCAGATGCTATAGCGTTTATTTGTTTTTTTACACGATTTACACTGTCTGCGAATTGCTCAGCTTTTTTGATAGTATCTCTGCTAATCAACAAACCTAAGTTTTCAGCTTCTTCAAAGAAATTGCGTAAACCTTCAGATCCTTCTTTAAGTGTTGATACCAGGGCAACACCTTCTGAGTCAAAGAACTTAAACGCTAGCCTTACTTGTTCTGCTGAATCAGTGGTATTTTGTATAGCGTCTGCAACATCAAAAAGTACGCTTTCTACATCTCTTAATTTGCCATCACTATCAAATAAACTGATGTTGAGATCTGCAAGTGCTTGTTTTGCTTCTCCAGTACCCCTAGCGGCTTCCGCAGTTCTTCTTATGAACCTTTGCAGGCCCATATCTAAGGCTGTAATCTGAACACCTGTTTGCTCTGCCGCAAACCTTAGTTTTTGTAAGAATAAAGGATCTACTCCTAGTTTCTCTGACGTTTTACCAATGCTGTCTAGCATACTTACATATTTAGCAACTACTAGAGAGATAGCACCGACAGCCGCAGTGATACCTACTGCAACTTTACCTAGGCCCTTGCCAACTCCTGCGGCTACAGATCCTAGCTTGCCAATCATTGCGGTAGCTTTTTTTAGTGGTGCGCTGAACTTATCAACCGCACTTATCACCATCTTAAACTTATCCACTTTTCTTTTTATCCTCTAATATTTTTATGTATGCCATCCAACCGACAAACTCGTTTATTGTTATCGCGCCTAACTCCTCTAGGGTTTTACCCAATCTATCTGCCAATGCGTATTGCGCGAATAAATCCGCATCAGCATTTATTTTTTTTCAGCAGTCTCCATGTCGTCAGTTCCCATGATCCAGGATCCAACTTTTGTTAGCACTGCAACATCAACTGAGTTCAATAGCTTGTGCTTGTCATCCATAGTAAACATTTTGTCGCCGTTGCCGTCTAACGCCTTATGAATAAGGGCATAGGCAAGCAGTTCCAATTCGTTATTTTTGGATAACCTGTAAAGTTTTTGACTTTCGTTGAGTGTCAATGGTTTTGCATAGATGACTAATGGGCCACTCTCATCGCCCCATTCTTCAACGCTCAAAGATCTTATTTCTATAGCGTTGAAGTGGGCGACCGCTCTATCTATTGCGCTCATGGTTTACACCGATGACGTTGTTACTGCGCCTGTGTAGGTAGCACTTATACTAGCTTCAACCATACC